CTCGACAATCTCCCTAGCTTGCCTTGGATCGCTTTCGATGAAGTGCGAGCACTGCTCATTTACGATTTGCTGTGCCTTAAAAGCTGCGATCGATTGTCCTCGGCGAGCTGCGATGTCCGGCCAGTGCCCAAAGATGATCTTGCTGGCAACTTGTCGATTTAGTGCAAGCCAACTTTCTGTTAGCGATCGGTACTTCTCAAGTCGTCCGGTGATAATCAGCGGAACGCCATGCGGGTAAACGTGACGAATTGCGGGAACGCTCTGCATCCAAGCGGAATAGCGTTCACCGTCATCGTCGGTATCGCGCGGACAGTCACCGCACAAGATGCCATCGAAATCGATCCCGATCCGCATTTGCTGCATTGCTCTTGAGCCGTAAAGCCACCAGTCAAACCAGTGCGGAAGCGGGAGTTCGCAGCCAACGTAATCGGCTAGGTGCTTGGATCTCGGCGTCGAAAAGATCGAAGCGTAAAGATGCTCGTCGCCTAGCGATCGCTTCAGTTCGCTAAACCTGCGGCCTGTGTTGAGTGAATCTTCAACAACGATCGTTCTACCCTTTTGAGGCACATTCTCAATCCGTCTACCGTGCGTTAGGCTGCGGAGTCCTTGCGACGAAGCTTCAAGAAGCGGCACGGAAAGATGAATTGCCATTGCCGAAGCGGCAAGCATTCCGGAACGAGGAACACCGGCAACAGCTGAGATTTCGTGTTCTTTCGCAATTTCGGAAGCGAGTCCTTTTGCTAAACCAAGCAAGTCTTCCATGAGCCAGTAGCGTGTTGAATCTCCGGTGGAAAGGATCATCGTCTCTCCGCTTTTACCTTTAAGCTCGAAGTCATCACAACCCACGCAGTAAACCGGACTCCACGGTTCTTTCTTGCCGTCAAGAGTGAGGATTTGCTGAGTGCCTGGTTTTCGTTTTTGTTTCGCGGCTAAACCATGCTTGGCGCACTTAAATACGGAAACATCACCTTGGCAACCACAATCGATCTTTCCGTAGAGATCGCCTTGATGCGTGCAGCGGTCGGACGGCTGAGTGTCGCCAGAAATCATTTCCAGTTCATCTTCAATCCTGCGTCCGCATGCGCAGTACACCGGATAGACACGAGGCTGTTTTGTAAATTCGTGTTTGCAATTAGGACACTTCATAGGTTCCATCGCCAACTAAGGTCGTCAACGTAAGCGGATCGCTACAAGCTACAGCCAATGATTCAGCATATTTGATTGGGTCGTTGGGTGATTCTCTCAAAAACAATCGTACATCGAGCACCTCACAACCCCTGCAATCTATCACGACAAACCAATTTTTTGCAGGACTTCCAAAGTCAGCAGAACCAAAGATACATTGCGAATAACCTGGTGCTCCATCTGGAGAAAAGAAAACTTCACTGTCCTTGGTTAGTAAATACGTCCCAGGATAATCGCCACCTGTAACAGTTAAAAGCAAATCATTATCAACACCCAGACAAGTTAAGCACTCGCAACCACAAGCCGAACCGTTACCAACAAGTGATACCGTCGCTGCATCCATATTGCAAACATCGGGAACCGTGACGCCTCGCGAATTGTTGACCGAAGACGTTGAAATGTAAGTTAATGCGCCAAGAATATCGTCGCAATTGCACTGATTGGTTCTTCGAAAAGTGTGCGTATAGGTTGTCTCTGGGCTTGTCGGAGGATTCGGTGGTATGGCAACCTCATCACATGATTTTCGAACCTTGTATTCAATCAGAACTTCAGTTGTCGAGCATCCAGCAGAGTAGGTTACGTTGACAGTAACTTTTGGCGAAACAATGCTGTATTCCGGAACGCACTGGGAAAAATCCCAAAGATAGGTATCTTCTGGACATAGATAGTTACTGTATGTCCAGCATGCGAACCGAGTCATGTTATCATTCGAATTCGGCGTGAATTCTTGCGTTTGATCGGAGCAATTAGGCCCAGTGAATCCGCTTCCGTCCCATCCTTCTCGCTGCGACGCACCAATACCAGCATTTAGGAAGAAAAGTCCATCAAACAAGATACGACACTGAAAACACTCAGCAGAGACATCGCAATCCGTAGTAGGACAAGTTGCGCCGGTTGATTTGCTAACGACATCCGGAGTTGGTGTATCTATTTGAATTGCACACGGAAACGGACACGGTGGCGTTCCTGTGCATTTATACAAACATCGCGTCGTGCAATCTTCGCCCTCGCAGCAATTGCATCCTGGGTTATTTTTCTTCGGCATTAGCTACCACCCGCGCCGCAATCTTCGACGATGACAATCCACTTGTTAGTTCGGAACTCTCGGCCAACAACGACGTACGTATTGCCAACAACAGCGGATTGCGTGATGTTGTAAGCGGTATCGGTTTCGGTTGTGGCCGACAAAACACCAGCGTCGGAGATTTCGTAAAACGTCACCGTTCCGCTTCCAAGCGTCGTCCCGCTGCGAGCTGCGATACCAGATGCGTCAGTGTAAGCCACCGCCATTTCGGTGTAAACGCGACGGCCAGCACCTCCCGTAATTCCAGTTGACGGAATGTTTGAAACTCGGCGAACACGGTTCCAATCTTCCGCTTTAATCTGAAGCCGATCGCCTGGGAACGCTTGCTTCATTTTAGGTGATTCCTAAAAGCGAGAAGTTGCCATCGTTGTAAATCTTGGATTTGTAGACACCGAGCAAAGTCGGAGTCTCGGCGGTCTTCGGCTTAAAGTAGCTCCAGACATATTCGTGACCCTTTTTATCGGTCACCGTCACTCCTGCATACGTTGCACTTGCTACGTTCGGCTGCGCGGAAAACGTAAAAGTAATTTCCGTATCCCCATCGGAAACCTGCTGACCTTCCGCGCCGAGAAAAAGAAGCTCGCCAGCAGCGAAGCCTAGGAAGGTCGCGTTGTTCGTTGTGCCGGTTAGGGAGACAACCGTGTTGATATACGGCAAGGTTATTTGTGCGCCTGTTTTTCGCTTGCGAATCTGAAGTTGCAATTGCGGGATGACGACATCGACGCCGTTAATTGTCTGACCATCGTAATTGATATAGTCGGACATTGCTGGTGGAGAAGTGCCGTAGGAGGTATTTGCGGCAACAGCATGAAGTCTTTGGAACGTCCCGCCGGTTGTTGAGAAGCTAATCGCGTAGCTTGCCTCACCCGTCGTTCCTTCAATCGGAGGCGGTTCTACGTTGGTTCGATTCTTTCCGCTGCTTGCGGTAATTCCATACGAAGCTTTGCACGAATAAAGCAGCGGCCCAAGCGGCGAGACATCAAAGGAGGTTAGCGGCAGACCTCCAAAGATTCGCGGAAGCTCGTCGCCGAGAAAGTGATAGACATCGGTTGCCGAGTTCGTGCCGGTGACGTAGTACAGCTTGGAAGCGGAAATCGCTCCACTACTCGGTACACTAAAATCTTGTGATTCCCAACTTTCAATAAGTTCCATTAGCCAAACACCATCCCGCCATTGGCGATTCGTGTAAGTTGTTCAAGATTCTTTTTAGCAATCTCTTTTGATTCTTTGGCTTCTTTAAGCAAGTCTTTTTGCGTTTGAAACTGGACGTTTCCACCACCAGCGGCAAGAGCGAAAGCGGAGGAGGTGCCAGAGACTGTTCCTTGAGTCTTGATTTCCTCTTGTTGTGTTGCGACCGCTGCATCCGTCGCGCGTTTCAAGTCACGCTTGGTTACTGCTTGCGAAGTTTGCGAAGTAACCTGTTTTCGAAGTGCATCAATTTCATCTTGTAAAATTCTCTGTCCTTCTTCCGCTTGCTGCCGTCTTTGGTCGGCTTCCTTGGCGGCGGCTGTTGCTGCTGCTGAACCGGCGACGTTACTTATTTTTCCGGCTTGCTGAAGTGCGGAGCCAAGTTGCTCAAGAGGCCCAAGCTGCGCGGCAATTTGTGGAGATATTACTTTGAGTCCGATGATAAAACCGGAAACGGTGTTTCCAGCTTGAGAGAAGACATCACCAAGGATCGTTAGCAAGGTTGATGACATCGATTGCCAAGCGGAAATAAAGCCGCCTGTCATTCCGTCCCAAAGCCCAAGCAAAGCTTGCGAGCCCTCTAGGAATGCAATCTGAATTTCTTTCCAAAGAATATCAACAGCCGTTCCTATGTCGCCTGTTTGAAGTGCCGCGACTGCGCCAAATGATTCAAAGTACGTTGTTGCCTCGTTGATCGAATCCACAACCCACGTCAAGCCTTCGGTCATCTTTGTGAGTGTCGGCAAAATCAACGACATTAGCGTTGCGCCTAAAGTCGAAAGCGACTTAAACAAGCCATCCGAAGCTGTCTTGAATCTTTCTGTGTCCTTGGCTGTTCTCGGATCAAGCTTCGCCGCTTCAAATGCCGCTGCGGCCACGTCCTTAACTTTCGAAAATGCGAACTTGAGTCCGTCCGCAATTAAGCTTCCGGTTGCGACCGATAAAGCGGTGAGACTCTTACCGAATCCGCGAAGCTGTGCAGAAGCCTTTTCGAGTGCTGGCTTAACGCCACCGCTTTTAACGCTAAGAGTTACAAAGACTTCACCCGCTGATAGTCCGGCCATTTCACTCCCCCTTTAGTAGCTCGGCCACATGCCGCTTGAAATGTCCGCTCTTGGCGTACTTGATTGCACCGGATTTCATAAACGATCGCTTCGGATAAGCTGCTTGGCGTTTCATAGTAATAAGGCCAAAGTCATCCATCGTCTTTGGTTTTGTCTTTCCGAACTTCTTGCGCTTCGCTGCCTTGCGACTGTACTTTTCGAAATCGCGAATAGCTTTTTGGAGTCCAATATACTTAGCGGCGTTCTCCGGTTCGAACATCCATTTTGTATCACCTTTAGGAGAAAGCCTAAACTGCTCCTTGCCAACGACTCCGCCAAATTCGTGAACCGCTGGCACGTTGTAATCTTGCTTTGGACGATTCCACTTAATTACCTTAACAATAACGCTTTGCTCGTCATCGGTTAGATTGTAGGTGATCTTTCGAAGGCCGTCGTCACCTGGAAGCCTTTGGCGTGGTGGCGTGCCTGGTTTTGATGGCTTTGGCGACTTCGCTCGTTTGAGACTGTTTTGAATTCTGATCCGGACGTTCGCGCCAATCGTTCCGAGAATCCTAGTGCGAAACTTTCCGATCTTATCAATTGTTTCTTGACGATCAAAAAAGCGACGCTTATCAGCAGATGAAAAAAACATATCTGCTTTCATAAACTTAAGCGTCATTTTCCACCTTTATTTCGCTTGCTAGTACCTTAGTCACCTTGGAGGCTAGCGGCTTCAAGCCGTGAAGATCAATTGCCGTTATGCTTCTTCGCTTCGTTTGGATATACGGATTGAATGCTTTGGCCTCCCAGTTGCGCTTATCTTTTCTCGGCGTCGCGAAGTCTCTAATCGCTGCTTCGATCTTTGCTGCTTTCCACCAAGAGCCTTCCGCTATAAACCGAAGTTCTTTGAGAGAGTACGGCCCTGGATCGATGCCGATTTCTCCCGAAAGCTCTAGTATCAATCGCCAAAGATCAAATTGTCCACCGCTTCGCTGACTTGCTGAAGCTTCGCCGCCTCCATCTGTTTCACCTTCATCAGGAGCCGCTGAAGGATTTCTCGGCGGCTGCTCGGGAAAAAATCTACGATCGCCTGAAGCAGTGCGGAAGTTGCTCTCTCAATCGCATCACCGAGTAAACCGTGTGCAAACATTTCTTCGGTTACGGATTTGCTCTTGGCTTGTTCTTCGATCAAATCCCAAATGACATCCACCCACATGCAAGGATCATCAACCAATCGATTTAACTCATCTTGCGACGAAATCACCTTGGCTAGATCGATCCCTCGCTTCGATCGAACTTTGCGAATCGCGTTGATGTCAATTCGCAAACTCCAATTGTTTCCTAATTCATCGACAAAATCTGACATCGCTTTCCTTTTTCCTTCCTTATTAGCTGCCGCTGATCTCGTACCAGTCTGGCTCAATCAGTGTGCTCGTATTATCAAGCTTTCGTGCGTAATCAACAGTGACAGAAAACGTGCGAACGCCTTCCAATTCCTCGGTCATCGTAAACGCTGTGACGATTCCTGGGAAACGCCAGCCGCTAGAACCGGCAGTTGCGATCGCACCATCCATTACGGCGAAGGTCAAAACCGTATCGGCGATGAAGGAATCCAATAAAGCAGCGTAAACAGCGTCAGCAGAGTTATTGTGAAGGTAGCCGAACTGGAGCTGAATCTCTTTGAGAGTCCCGGCCTTGGCTTTCCAGAGGCTTTCGCGGCTCATGACGTCAACCGTGCCTTTAGTGATCGTCGGTAGATCGACATTCATTGCTTGTCTGATTTGAACCCACGTCGGCGAGTTGTACGCGACGCTGTAATACAGTTTGCAGTCCTTGCCGACCTTTCCGATTGCTTCATTGGCCATCTATCGAGGCTCCTAAACTAAGGTGTTTCGTTCAACAATAAAATACGTGTAACTTTGAACGGCACGAAAGACGTTCATCGTTTCTAAGTTGTCGGCCTCGTACAGAGGATCGCTATCGATTCGCGTCAACGTGCAATCTGCTTTCTGGTAGCAAAATTGCTTCATTGCGCGTTCAACTTGTTCAGCAAAATCAACAAGCGTTTCAAGTTCTTCAACCGTTCCGCCGTCGTTGATTTCGTTTGTGTTTTTAAGCTTGGCAACGATCTCGATTTGAATCGAATACTCGCTGCGGTAAATATCTTGCCGCGCTGCTGGCTCCTGCGTTTTTGTTGCGCACCGAACATAGCACGTTGGAAAGATTTCTAAACTTTCAAGCGTGTAAGCGTGCGAGTAGCTTTTTTTGAACAAGACAGGATCAAGCGTGAAGCGTTCTTGCGTCGCTTGCGATTCAAGTTCGGTTACAATCTCGCTTACTAAATTTCTCGCTCGGCTCGTCATGCGGCATCCTTCTTCTTCGTGTGAATCCGCAATCCTTTTTGCCGAGTGTCGAGATACCGAGAAGCTTGCATCGCTCCCGTCGGAAGCACTTGGTAAACGCCATCGGAATCAACGATCTCATCTCCTCGCTGCGGTAAACCAAAGTTGGTTAGCGTTGCTTGCGAGTAGATGTAGTCGCGCGTAACAAAGCGAATGGTACTCCCATCGGCTTGCATGTTTTCCCATTCGGATTGTCCAAGCGTGACGCTAATGCTCGCGCTGCTGCTGCCTCTGCGATAAATCACGGTTCGGGAGACGTGCGCAGCCAACGTACTAAGAAGCCAGTCAACTCCGGTTCCAAGTACGTCAGCCATCGCGTAAATCTCCAAAACCGTCAATCACTAAGAGAAGTCATCGCTTGAAGTGCGTGTGCCGTTAAGATCAACTTTCACGACAAGCTGACCGGCTGTCTTTGCGTAAGCACAAACACCAATCAAAATCTTACCGGAACCGGCGCTTGTTGCGGCAACCTGCGTTGCTTCGGTCAAGTAGACCAAGACGCCGACTGCGTAAGTGTCGCTGCTAACGGCATCCACGTCGTACACTCCAGCGATTTCACCGCGACCGACGCGACCGTTTGCGACTCCCGATAGCTCGGTAACAACAACGGCCTTTCCGTCAGTCGAAAGGATAATGTCGCCGCTATTCAAGTTGGCGGACGCAGTGAATTCCCGCTCAGTGGCGGGATGAAACAGTTGAGCACCCATTCTGATTTACCTCTTTATCTTTTTTTGATTTAACTTCTTCAACTCGTTCGGCCCATCCGACGCCAAGCAGCGATTCAATAACTCCGGGATCGAGGTTGTCGAGGATCGCACCTTGCTTGTAATCATCTTGACCGACTGAAACATCTTTTAACAATCGAATCTTCATGCTGAACTTTCCTTTTGGTTATCAGCAAAACAACCGGCCAGACAGGATAAGGAAAGCGAACCTCCCTGACCGGCGTTTTGCTTTTCTTCGCTTACAAGCTAGCCGACTGGTTGTAAACCAATCCTCGCCAATCCAATGCTTTGGCTCCAACGTAGTGGCGTACGTCGATGTTGATACCAAAGCGACCGTTGACGAGCTGCGAGGTTCGTACAACGGGTGCGCGTCCTGCGCCTTGCAAGTAAACGAATTCAATCGTCCGTGCTTCGCGGCTGACCAAATACCAAGTCGAGGTTGAACCGGATCGGCTTGTTCCTGCGACTGGATCGACAACACCGTTTGCTAATCGTGGTTCGCTGACGGTCAAAATTCCGTAGCGCGATAGCGGGTTGATCTGACCATCGTTCGCCGAAGTCGTCACGTTGTTCTGCGACTGGGTTAGCTGGATCGCGGTATCAGCCAAGTCCGGCGGAACAACAATATGCGACGCGGCGAGGCCAATCGAAGCATCACCATCCTTGAACTTCGCCATTGCTGCGATCGCGGCGGACAAGGTTGCACGTGCTAAAGCAGCGGATCCGAATCGGTTTCCGTCGGTCGTGTTAAACAGAGCACGTCCGGTTGCGGAAAGGTTTGCATTGGCGAGCAAGATGTTTGCTGCCAAATCAGGTCGGATTCGGCCAGCGGCTAAACCGAAATCTCTCGGAGTATCGGCAAGCTTTTGGAAATTGTCGCCAAGAAGATCAGCTTCGTCGATTTCCATATGACGCGCGAATCGTTCGACGCGGGTTGCTTCCGTCGCCAAGCTTCGGTAAGCGTGAGCGGCTTCACCACCGATCGGCAAATAAGCAAGGTTGTTGCTTGCTGTCATGCGGATTCGGTTGTGGTTTTCCATATCGGGATTTTCCGATTCGGTCGTCCATCCGTCGGTAAAGTCGCGGATCTCGTTGTAGCCTTCTAGCACTCGTGCGCCGATGGTTGCACCGTAAAGGTTTGCGACCGAAGAAGTCGAGAAAGCTGCTTGAAGCAAGTCGGTTCGATCAACCGGAACTTCCTGACCGGAAACACGCAAAGCGTGAGCGGTCAATTCCAGCAGCGACGAATTGCGGAAGCGGTGAGCATCTTCCAAGATTGCTTGCTTCTGATCGCTGTTGATTGAGGCGCGAAGCCAATCAACCTTGCAAGCGTCGCGGAAGCGGCGTTGCTGCCACTTGTTCGATTCAACATCTGCACCGCCACGAATCAGCATAGCGGCTTGGAGGCTGGCCATCGTAGTCTGGCTGCTGCTCTTGCTGTGGATCGCTGGCCCGCTTGGACGAGCTTCGCGGGAAGCTTCAAGGTCTTTTTGCTTGCGAATAGTCAACTCGGTCTTCTCCTGAGTCCAGCCGTTTAGAATCGCGTGCGCTGCGACATCTACGGTCTTGCCTTTGATCGAAATCGAGGGGTTTCCGAACTTCGCGCACAAAGAACGGATTTCGGCGGCTTTCTGCGTTTCGCTTGCGAGCTGAGCGCGAAGGTCGATTGCTTCGGAGGAAGCGGTTGCAACAGGTTTATCTTCCATCGCTTTCACTTCTTCGGACATTTCAGCATCCGCCACCGGAGGAACCATTTCCTCCATAACCTCGGCGTACTGCTTCTGCAAAATCATCTTTAGGTCTTCGGATACACTCGCTGGATCGAGGCCCAACGAGCTCATCCATTCTTCAAAAGTTGGCATCTGTTGTGCCTCCACATACCCCGACTTTTTGGCTAAAACTTCCGTTGCGGTTTCGGGATCTCCCGCGACGGAAACAAACGAAATTTCTTCAAGCGTCGAAGCGGTTACGACAAGGATCGGCCCGTCAAATTGACGACCGTTCACTGCCACCGTTTGACCCTCGTTAGTTGTCTTATAGTCATTGATCGAAAGACCGACTGAAGCTTTCCACGGGAATCCAGCTTTTCCTGATTGAATTAACTCTTGTGAGTCGGCGTTCTGAATTGAGAAAACACCCGTTGCTTCGAGCTGCGTTCCGTCGTTTTTGAT